AGAAGTCGGGTCCATGGCGGTGCTGCCTGGTGACTGCGGATCGATGACGGGCAGGTCTTTGGGGAAGGTGTAGGGGTGGCAGTCTTCCGACCAGATGTCCGAGTCAACGATGGACTGCGGACCTTTTGCGGCGAGAGCGCAACCGAAAAGAACGAGCGAAAGAGCGAAGACGGGGAGCAAGCGGCGCATGGGAAAATCCTCCTTGGTTAGACAGGAGCTTTTTCTACCACGCCGTTCACATTTTCCACAATTGAAGGAATTGTTCTGGGGAGGGATTTTCCAACGCGAAGATCGAGTGAAACTTTCACGCTGTAGCGCAGGACATAGCGGTTCTGCTGCGCCTGGCGACCTTCGTACGCGATGGAACTGCCCGCGATGTGGTAGTCCGCGCGAGCGTTGCAGTAGTGTGGAAGCTCCAAGCGGATGCCGCCACTCAACCAGTCCGGGGTCGGGTTGAAGTCGTCTTCGAGCATCAGTTCGAGGAGAGCCCGCTGCCCCTTGTCCTGCGCCCACACTTCCAGGCTGAAGTCCGCCTCAAAAGTCGACGGAGAAAACCACGCGCGCCGGTAGTTTGGCGGCAGGCTCTGCCCGTAGGAGTCGTGGGCGTAGGTGATCTCCTTGTCGTTGCGGTCGCATTCGACGGGGGTGCCGCTCGTCTTGGCGGCGGTGTACTCCGCGTCGCCGACTCCGCCGTGTACGTTGGCCGCTGGGCAGTGGGCGGGAGTCCACAGGTCGCCGTAGGTCGTCTCGACCGCGACGAAACTTAGCCGGCGCCCGCCACTTGGCGCGTCGATAGAGAGCTGCTCCAGGTACTCCTTGAATCCACGCGCCGCCGCTTCCCGTGCTCCGCACTCTCGGCGCGTGGTGAGCCGCATCTCGTCGTTCGGTCTGTAGATGAGGCGAGTGAGCCCCTCGCGGTGCGTATACATCGGCTACTTCTTTTTGGCGGCGGCTTGGCGGCGCATTTCCGAATACCCGATCGCGATGGCCTGTTGTCGCGATTTGACAAGCGGGCCTTTCTTCGATCCGGAGTGTAGTTCCTCGTGCTTGTATTCGTGCATGACCTTCCCCATCTTGGTCGGGTGGGCTTCGGCCTCGTGCCTAGGATTGAGAGCCTTCTCGCGCATCGCTTTCATTTTACTTCTTCTTTTTGGCTTTCATCGCCTCCGCCGCCTCCGCGTCGATCAAGTCTCCCATGTGAGCCGAAACAGCGCCGTGGAAATCCATCTTGTTCGGGTGCTCTTTTTGCGCATGAGGGTTTTTGTCGTAGTGTGCGTTAATCGCTGCGCGCAGTTGACTACCCGGAACATCGGCCAATCCGGTTTTCATTGCGTGTTCGGCAAAAGCCAAACCGGATTTCGATTTACGCAAATCGGCGGCTCTTTGCTCCAACTCGCCTATCGCTTTTTTGTGTTCTTGGCTCCCGATCGTAACCATGTGCCCGCCGACATTGAACTTTGGTTCCGTAACGTGGACGTCGCCGTACACCTTCTTCCCTCCAACGATACGGTACTTGCCGCCACGAGGGCCCCGCATCATTCCACTACTTGCTGCTGCTTTCATCGCCTTCATTTTCGGAACTCCCTTTCCAGTTCTTCGGTCACTTCTTTTTGGGCCAAAGGTTTCAGCTTCTCCCCGAGCCATTTTGTAATCTCAGCCGCCGCCGTTCCGCGCTCTTCGATGTGCTTCTGGATGGTTCGTGCTGCTGCCCAGGCTTGGTGTCCGCCGAGTCCGAGCCGCCGTTCCGCCCATCGGACTAGCACGGCGAGTGGCGGCGGGTTTCCGGGCGGCTGCCCGTCATCGACGTACGGCGCGTACGGCTTGGTGTTCACGACCGCCGCCGCGTTATCACCGCGGTCTTCGCCGCGCCAGCTCGCCGCAAACCCGCCCGTGTCCACGAGGTCCATCTCGCGAGTACGCGCCTTGGCCATCACAGCTCCCCGATCGGCCACCCGGCGCAGGGCGTCTTGCACGCGGTCATCTGTCTTGTCCGCGTTCCGTCGCATAAGTTGGGTGTACTCGGCAGGAGTCATGGTCTTTGGGGCTTAGTGACCGAGCGTTTTCGCAAGTCCCCGGCGGAGCATCTCGCCCGCTTCCTTGGCTCCGTGCGTCTCCACCATCTTCCGATAGAGCGCCCGATGCGCCGCCATCGGATTGCTCCGCACCATCTGCGAGAACTGCGCGTGCTGCTCCGCCAGCTTCTTGTCGATGTGCGGGGTGGACGCGACCTGTGGGGCACCTTTGCTGCGTCCGTAGACTTTTTTGCCGCCGATCATCTGGTAGGTGCCGCCACGCGGTCCACGCATGACGGCCCCTGCTGTGTGCTGCCTCATTGTTTGCATGAGCGTTCCTATGGCCCGTCGTACAGGCGTTCGCCGGGCGGTAAATTCTTGTTCCACTCGTCGCGGTCGCCGAGTGCTTTTTCGAGATGGCATTCCCAGCCGAGAGTGTGACGGCTCGGGGCGCTCACGAGGTTGAACCGGCGGCGCTTGGCCGTCCGCTTTCCGAAGAAGGTGATCTCCCAAAACGCCTCGGAGTCGTTGGGGAATTGCAACTCCCCCTTGAGGAGCCCACGCAGGTCTTCTTCGCTGTACTCGGTGGAGATGCGAATGACCGTGATACTCCCCATCTCCTGCACGCCCGGCCCCTCAATGCTCTCGGATAGGCCGTCGAGTCCTTCGATCTTCGGAGTCGGCAGGATGGGCCACTCCCGCTCGACGAACGGCTCTCCCTCGCCCCGTGCGCCGCCCGACCAGCGCAGGCGGACCACGCGAACGTCGTACGCACGGAGACCGAACCGCGTGATGAGGTCGCGCAGGGGATCAACGAGGCGATTACCCGACAGCTTCTGCGCCAGCGTGCGCCGGTAACTGTCGGGGTCGAGTCGCGTAAGCGGCCTTCGGGGTTCGTCGCGCACTGGCTACTTCATCGGCTTGGAGCCGGTGCCTTTGTCGTCGCAGTCCTTCTTGCACTCGTGCTTCTTGCCCTTTTGACACTTGGCGCCGCACATCTTGCAAGTGGTACCGGTGGCTGCGGTCTCGCGCATCTTCATCATGACGGGTTCTCCTAGTGGACCGTGAAGTTAGAGACGGTGGCGTACGGAGCCCCGAGACCTGAGAAGTCGGGGTTCACCGGTACACAGAGCACCTTGGCCAGCTGCTGCTGCCACATCTCGTACTGCTGGATGAGCATCGGGGTGTGCCGGAGGTTGATCTTCAGCTCCTCCAGCTGCTCGGCTTTGTGCTCAAGGCGGGCATCGGGAATGTCGTGCCAGAGGATCTCGTCGAGCTGCTTGAGGATGTTCCTCACGAGGTCGATGGTCTCCTCCTTCAGGGTGTCGGCGAGCAAGCTGTCGATCTGCCACGCCGACTCAACGACCGTGGGCATACCTGCCTGCATGGACCGCAAGGTGGTCTGCCCTGGGTACCCGAGGTGAAAGCGGATGGAAACTTTCTCGACTTCAGTGAGCGGCACGGTGCCTCCCGACTACGGCGCGACGAAGTGGAAGTGGATACCGACCCGTCCCTGGCTGACGATGGCTGCGAAGAGGCCCGGATGCCGGTGCTTGCTCACGCGCTGGCCCTTCTGCGGCAGGATGTTGCCCTGCTGCGGGACGGCGTAGGACTTGGGGTCCAGCACTTCGACCATCTCGCGCAGCTCCGCGACAGCGGCCTTGCGCTTGTCGATCTCGGCGTGTAGCTCCTCCACCGTCGTCAAGGTGTCCTTGAGTCCCCTCTCCAACAGGGCGAGCTGCTCGCTAATCGGAAGTGCCGACAGATCGGCGGAGGGCTTCTTGGCGGGGGCTTCCACCGGTGCCGACTCCATCTCAGAGATGCGGATGAGGAGCCCAGAGTTCACCTTCTCTGCCTCGCCAAGACGCTCCTTGAGATCGGAGTTTTCCCTCTCCAGACGGCCTTCATTGTTGGCGCTTTCCATCAGGAGATTGAGGGACCGCTCGACTTCACCCCGGAGGTCGGCATTCCGCTTCTCCAGTAGCGCGATCGTCTCTTGCGCGAGCAAGAGAGCGTCCTCCGCGCTCATCTTGGCCGACTCGGGGGAATTGGTTTCGGCGCCGGTTTTCTCCTCGACGGGAGTCTCTTGCTTCTGCTGGGCTTGGGGCTGCGATTTGTCTTTTGCCATGGTGGCGAAAGCATACCGCAAAATCGTCTGAGTCCGCGCGACTCTCGGCTTGGTAACCACGGTGAGCCGCACCGGGACGGAAAAGCCCTTACCGAGAGCCGCGCGTGCTCATACGCCGGTCCACGTCCGCTGGCGGGCAAGGTTCTCTTTGGAACAGGAGCGCTTATTGCCGGCCCCAGCGACCCCCGTACTCAGCTCGGACCGAAGTCCTCCGCCTCGTACCGCTGCGCTGTGTGGGCGAGCCTCCGCCACTTCCATTCCGCCGAGAGACTTTCCAGCGGTGGCGCCTCGCGACCCAGCTTGCCAGTAGGATCGGGGAGCCGAACCGGATGCGAGCGCCACGCAAGAAAAAGGCCGCGCTACCGGACTCTGCTGGAGGACAGAGCTTGCCCGGCGGCGCGGCCTAGATTGAAGCGTGGAACCCACGAGCACGGAGGTAGCGCACCGGGCGCCACCCCGTCAAGCGCTAGCTCGCGAGCGACTGAATCGCCACGAACCGCTTGTAACGGATGCCCTTGCCGAGGACCGAGATCTGGTCCGACTTGGGAATCCAGCTCTGCTTGGACTGCCAAGACACCGGGAACTTGTCCATCAGGCGGTTGCGCGGGCTGACCATGAGCATCGTCACGTAGTTCGAGTCGATGGCCACACCGTCGTTGACGACTCGGTACGGCTCGCCGATCGAACCGGCCACGCCGATCTCTTGGAGGTTTGCCACGTTCCCGAAGATCGGGTGCGGCTGGTGGTAGCGCTTGGTGCAGTCGTCGCCCATGAAGACCGTGGTGTCGACGGGCTTGCCGGCGTCGTTCGACTGACAGAGTTCGATACCGAGCGGGTCGGTCGAGACGTTCGGCAGACCGTAGTCGGCCTTGGTCCCGTAGGTGAGCGGGGTGACGTTGCCCGCCGGGTCGAACCAGTTGACCGTCTCCACGGTGGGCGCGTAGTTGTTCTCGATGAACAGCATGTTCGAGATGACACCGACCACGCCGCGGACGTAGGCGAAGCTGTCGACCGACTGACCGACGTTGAGGCGCTGGTAGTCCGGATCGCCCTGGAGCTGGGCGTAGGCGCTCGGTGACAGGTGGCACAGGTACTTGCCACCGTACTGGGCTTGCCCGCGCACACCGAACTTCGAGAACTCCTTCCGCACTTCGCGGATGGCCGAGTAGGACAGCGGACCCGTCACGTTGTCGATGTTGCCGAGCGTGGTGGCGGTACCGCGGTTGATACCCTCACCGACGCGGTATACCGACGAGGCGTTCGTCGCGTAGATTCCGGCACGATCGGCGACAGTGACAGCCGCAGACAGGGTCAGGACGCCCGGACCATTGATGTCGGGGACGCCGTTTCCTTGGTCGACGGCGATCACGTTGTCGGCGGTGAAGCCGATGACGTTGACGTTGGCGACGCCCGTGGTGGTGAGCACCTTGATCGGCAGCGGGTTGCCGCCGCTCACAGTGGCGTGACGGAGCGAAGCGCCCGTGCTCGGCAGCGCGGTGGTGAACCCGTTGAGGCGTTTCACCCGCAGGTTGACAGTGGCGACTTGAGCGCCATCGGCCACGGTCCAGCCGGCGCACGCGGCGCTGGTGTAGGCAGCTCGGGCAGCAGCATCGAGGGTCCGGGCAGCCTGCTCGCCGATCCGCGCGTAGGTCTGGATGGCGTAATCGGACAGCATGTTCTGCGCCTGGGTGGCGTCGACGTCGGCGGTGTTCTGATACGACGCAATGCTGACGTCGTACTGCTCCGCGCGCCGGGCCTGTGGGGTCGGGTCCACGGTAGTCGGAGTCGAAGCCGCGGTCACCTGGAAATAGCCATCGTTGGTGATCGTGGCGCTCGTCCCCGCGTGGGCCGGCCACTGGTCCGCATCTGGGACCACGGAATCGTAGAGGTAGTTCGGGAGCAGGGAGTCCTCGAACGCGCGGATGAGGACCTGCTGCTGGAACAGGTCGCTAAACGGGGCAAGAGCGCTGGGAACCATCGGTCATTTCTCCTTGTTGACGAGCTGGCCTACTTCTTCGCCCCAGCGGGGGTTTCGTAGTCGATGAGACCAGCTTCGAATTCTTTGACAAACTGCGTTGGATTGCGTCGGTACGCTGCGAACTGCTTGGGGCTCAGCTTGCGAGCGTCGAGCGTCCGCTTGTCGGACTTGGGAGCGGCTGCGCCAGCGGGGGTGCCCTGCGGCTTGCCCGTGGTGGCCGCGTTCTTGTTCGCGGCCTCTTCCTTGGCGTCGCCGGACTTGAAGAGACCGGGAGCCTTCTTCTTGATCTTGGCCAACTCCGCCTTGACGAAGGCTGCGCGGTCCTCTTCGTCGACGTCTTCCCCAAAGGCCGCTTCCGCCTCTTCATCGGACATCTTGGAGATCCGCTTCGCATAGAGAGAGATGACGGTCTCCATGTTGTCCGGGTCGGACTCGTCGACGCCTTCGGCTTTGGCTAGCTTCTTGAACCACTTGACTTCTTTGGCCAGAGCGGCAGCCGCTGCTTTCTCTTCGGCCTCTTCCTTCTGCCGGATCGCTTTCGCCGCCTCGGCTTCCTTGGCCGCAGCCGCAGCCGCTTCCTTCGCGTCCGCTTGCTCCTTGAGCAGCGCTTCAATCTTGGCAGCGGTAGGGCTCAACTTCTCGTCGAGGAGCTTGGTGATGGCCGCGATGTCAAGACCCCCTGCGGACGCTCCAGACGATGCGGACGCGCCTTCTGCTTTGGCGGCGGCGTTCTCCGCTGCCTTGGCCGCGGTTTGGTCGCTACCTCCCTGGGCCTTCGACTGGCGGTAGGCCGAGATGGCGGCAATCGCCTCTTCGACAGAGGTCACGCCGATCCGGGCGAGAGTGTCTTTCTCGCCTTGCTGGCGCCCGCGCGTCCTCTCTTTGATGAAGGACGCGGGGTTGATTGCTTGCTGCGTGGTCTCGCTCATGGTCTTGGTTCGCTTTCTCCCCATGTTGGGGGCTTAGTTCCTCGCGACTCAAAGGCCGCGGTCAAAGCGCCTGCTCGTGGTTCAAAATCGGCCTAAACTCCTGGGTACTCCGTCGACATCGGCAAACGGGGCGCGGCTCTGTAGTCGAAGGTGGTGACGTTGGCCCCTTGGAAGACGAAGACGAGGTTCCCGTCTTGCGATAGGACGAACGTACCGGGGGACAACGAGTACACAGCGGTCGCTCCAGCAGCGATCTCTGCCCCCAAGGTCGGGCGGAACGCTGTGACAGCAGCTAGGGGGGAAGACGCCGCCGCCGTGGCGCCAGTTCCTCCGTTGTAGTCGATCGAGTCGATACCCAGCATCGCGGTCGGTTCAGCGAGGAGAGCCGCTTTGATGAGAATCGGCGTGCTCGTGATGGTCGCGGTGGCGTCGTTGGCGAGCGACGTCCACACTTCAACTACGTTCCCGCTCTTGGAGGCCACCACTTTGAGTGCGGAATTGGCATTGACGTAGCTCGGGACCGTCGTGCCAGGACCACCGGGGTTGAACTGCGCGTAGCGCAGCACGATGCCCGGCTTCGGGAAGATGCGGATGGCCGCGTTGCCCGCGCCAATCGTGAGACCAGCCACGGGGACCACGTCCGCGAAACTCCCCTTGCCGATGGCCAAGAAGTTGGTGACGGCACCGCTCTTCGCGATGGCGCCCGGCTGCATGGGCTCAAGCGGGGGAGAAAATGCGCTGAGCTTGTTCACGGCCTCGGTAGAAGTCCAGGTCTGGGTCTTCCAGGCCAACATCCCGCCAAGCCCCACCATCTGGGCCGCGGTCAAAAAACGGCGGTCGTCGCCGCCCTCGTTCAGAATCTGCTCAATCGTCTTGGACATGGGCTCTACGCCCTCCTTCCGAGATAGACGTTCACCGTCACTTCCACGCCCACCGGGCGCTGGAGCGACAGACTGGTCAAGTTCATGTTGTCCGTCCGTAGCTCCAGCCTGGGCTCGACGGGGATTGTCGCGGTTCCGAGCGGCGAGACGATCGTCGTGTCGACGCGCCCACCCTTCACTCGGACCACGAGGTAGTTCGCGGCGCTGCTCACCGCAGGACCAAACGGCACTGGCACCGGAGCGTCCGTGCTCAGCACGATGTCACCGGTGGCCATGAACGCCTCGAACACCACAGACGAATCCGTGGGGATGATCGCCGTGACGAGACCGTCCTCGTCTGCCGAGGTCGGGACTACACGGCGGCTCCCTGCCGCTTCGAGACGCTGGGCCATCGGCTACTTCTCGCTCTGTCCGAGGCCCGAGTCGTGGCGGTACTGGAGCTTCACCGGCATCGGCATGGCCGGAACCGGGGTGCTCGTGGGCCACTCGGAGGCGCTGAACTTGCGGTCGAAGCGCTTGTCGCCTGCGGCACCGCCGCCCATCGCTTCCATGGTGGTCATCTTGCCGCCCGAGGCATTCAGCTTACCGGCGACTTCTTTTGCGTAATTGGCCATCGAATCACTCTCCTTGGAGGTGGAAATTGAAGGTTAGGGCGCCGGCAGTACGGCGTCGGTACCGAGGCACATCGTCACGTCGGCACTCGCCGACCAGCGGTAATTCTTGAGGGCGATGCCCGTCGGCTGCACGTCGATTCCGGAAGCCGAGAAGACCACAGCCAGAGCGGTTCCCGCGTCCGTCTCGGTGTCCGTGCCGAGCGTCTGAGTCACGGCGGTGCCGCTGTCAATTCCCGCCCCGACAACCTGGAAGCGGAGGAGCCGGCGGAACACGGAGAAACCGGCAGCCCCCTCGCGAGCGCCGATCACCTTCAGGTCGATCTCGTACGCGCCGAGCTGGAACTGCGCCGCCGTGAGCAGCGGTCCGTCACCCTCCGGTAGACGCCACACCACCGAAGAGGTGACCGCGCCAGAAGTCCGGCAGTAGCCCGAGAAGTAGTCGCGCGGAGGCGTGTGAGCCGACACCGACTCTTCGAGCGGACCGGGAGGGCCTTGTTCAATGGTGACCTGGCGGACCTGGGAATTGATCCCGTGGTCGTTGTCGATGAGGTACCGCGCACGCTTCGGAGAGAAACGCGCGTTGATCACTTCGCCCGGTTGGAGGATTCCAGAGAAGGGCGCCGGAAGCGCCATGGGGTCCGGCGTGTTGTTCTTGAGGCGTGCGCTGTTCATACCTCAAGGATAAAAGGGGCGGTCGCGCGTAGGCGCGCTACCAGGCGCGCAGGATGAGCCGGTCCCTCGGTGCGCGGGTAAATTCCACAAAGCCGTAACTCGGGTACTGCGTGTGGATCATCCTCTCCATCTCCTTCTCACACGCTGCGCAGACCCTGTGGTGCGCGTAGGTGTAGTACCGCTCGGAGCTGAGCGACTTGGGGATTCGGATGGGTGCCCCGTAGCGCCCGAGCCGAAAGCCGTTCGGGTCGCGTTTTTTGACCTCACTCTCCGGCAGGTACACCGTCGCTCGCGTGCAGATCGGCATGTCGTTACACGCCTCGCATCGCTCCTGCCCGAAGGTCTCTTGGATGAAAAACTCGCGGTCTGAGAGTAAGTCCGACGACCGCCGCTCCGTTCCTGTTCCCATGTCAGAAGGAGTAGCGACAAAGGCGATCGGAGGCAAGGGAGAACCTGAACGAACTTTCAGGATTTACTTATGATTGGTTTTTACGCACATTTTTTAAATGGGTTACATTCACATCGAAAATCTCGACACACCGAAAGGTCGCAGACTTCTTCTTTTCAAAGAGGTTTACGCTCTGGAAAAAGTCTTTGGGACATCGGCGCGAATTGATTGGCGCGATGAATCCGTGTTCTTTTCATCCGGCGGCTCTGATGCGTCCCTATTTAAGGCGTTCTTCAACGAAAAACAACTCAAGGACGGCTTCCGAAAATTGGGGCACCCTCGTATCAGTATTTACGGGGAAGCCTACGGAGGAAAAGAACAAGGGCAGTCCGGGCGATACGGTAACGAACTCCGTTTCATCGTCTTTGACATAAAAATCGGGGACTCGTGGCTCGCGGTCCCGAACATGCAACAAGTAGCGGACTCCCTCGGACTGGAAACGGTACCTTGGACGAAAATTTCCACCGATATCGACGCACTAAGAGCGCTGCGAGACGCCCCTTCTGAAGTGGCCGTTCGGCGTGGTGTGCCGAAAGCGGTAGACCGTGAGGGCGTGGTTCTACGCCCACTCATCGAACTGAAAGCGAACGACGGCGAACGTCTCATCGCCAAGTTCAAAGGGAAGATGTTTTCCGAGCGGAAAACTTGGAAAGACGATCCAACGACTGTTTCGCCGGTACTCATGGGAGCAGATTCTGTCGCCGAAGAGTGGGTAACGGAAATGCGCCTCACTCACGTCCTCCAACACCTCCAAGCCGCGGGCACGACCGCTAGGCTGAAATCCGATGGAGGAATTGTCGGCTCCGCAATCCTTGAGGACGTACGACGAGAAGCGGGGGAGGAGATCGTGTGGAACAAGGAGACCGAGCGCGCCGTCAAACGGAAAGGCGCGCAACTCTTCCTAAACCGGTCGGCTTCTATTCCGTAGCCGGCGCTTCCGGCTGCTCAGGCTGCTCCCCACCGCCAAACCCCGCCTGCTGCTGAACCTGCAAATCGGCCTTCTCCTTTTCCATCCGCGCCAAGATGGCGCCGATGTCCTCGGCCCCGAAGTAGGGGGCGAGCCACTTGACCAGGCTCTCGCCATCGAGGACGCCGCCTTGCTTGGCCGACGCAGCTGCGGTCGCTGCCTGGGCGATGTCGGTGATGGACGGGCGGGCGATCGGGGGCCAGTCCACGTCGATGTAGCCGCCCTCTCCGAGCTGGACCGTCTCAACCTTGTCCTCGCCCTCCGAGATCTTGGTGACGCGGGGCTCCAGCTCCGTGAAGCCTTCGCCGCGTGCATTGAGCGCCCGCTCCATGCGGACGGCCATCTGGAGGATCTTGCGGACGCCGAGCTGACCGTACTGCTCGCGGAGCCGTCCGGTCTTGGCCTGCTGCGGGCCGATCTTCTGGTTCACCTCGGTAGCGGTCTGCGGCGCCCCGCCCCCGTCCTTGGCAAGCTCCAGGCAGTCGGACTCCTTGAAGAACAGGTCCAGCACTTGCTCAAACCAGTTCATGGCCACCGTTACCGACCCGAAGCCCGCTTCGAGGTACTGCACGGTGCCGCCGGTCTTTACCGCGATGCCGTTGCCGGTCCCCTTCTTCAGGCCATCGGGGAACTTCCCGTCTTCGTTCGTGATGACGAGGGTGGGATCGGTGTTGGCCTTCACACACGCCGAGATGGCCGATCGGAGCTGGTCGATGTCCGCCGCTTGCTCATAGAGCCCGTCCACGTCCGAGTATCCGTACTCGGTAGTGTGGCGGGGGAGGTTCTGCACCCAGATGACCGGGCAGAAACCGAGGTCGTGGCGGACGGACTTATCCTCGTCGATGAGGTCCCCCCACTCAGGCTCCCGCCCCGTCGCGTTCGTCTGGACAGTAACGCCGTTGTCGAGGATGGCCCCCTCCCGCTTCGTCACCCACACCGGCTTGTAGTGCAGGTCGGCTTGGTCGGAGATGAGCCGCCTCTCCCAATAGAAGACCGTCTCCCTGGCGCCACCCTTCCCCGTGAGGACAGAGACGGGGATCTTGTACCGGATGTCGATGGCACGGAGCACCATCGCCTCTCTGTCGGCCCAGATCTGCTTGGCGAACCGGGGATCAAACAACTCGATGCGTGGCTCGCCGTTGAGCGCTCGCAGGCCGATGGCTACCGCGCCGATGGCGCCGCCGATGTCACGGGCCGACTGCATCTTGGGGAACAGGCGCGAGGTCTTGGCGAACGACTGGAGCCAGTGGCCGGTTTTCTCGTCACCCACGCACTGGATGGTCGGGTTACAGCCGTCGCCAAAGAGGAGCCCTGTGAACCGGCCCACCACGCGGCGCACCACCCGCTGGGGGCTCGTCGGTCGGCGCTGCGACAGAGACGGCGACGGCACGTTGAGCGACCGGAAGCCGGGAGGAACCCCCGTCGACTTGGGTACGAGCGCCTTCGACACGCTGCCGCTTCCGACGTCGTACGCCATCCCGTACCAGTCGAACTTGTAGTCGTCGTACTGGAGCCCCTCATACCAGGCCCACTTCTGCTGGAGCAGGGCGTGATCCGGGGTGTAGAACTTGTCAGCGTCTGGCGAGGCGAAGTGGTTGACCAGCGCCATTTGCTGCGCAGCCAGAGGCATGGCGGCGGCAGTCTCCAAGGGGCGGCGAGTGAATCCGAGCTGCATACCGCCATGCTACCGCACGCGGGCACTGAACAGACGTTCGGAATTGCGCCGTCGCGGCGGCTTGCGGTAGACAGGTGGACAGACAGACGGGGTCTAGCAGTTTTCCGCCCACCCTACCTTGGGCGGCTCCATTGAACCGGACGGCTTCCGTCCGGCAACGTCGCCACAAGCACTATGTCGAAAGAGGAACGAAAGCGTGACGAGCATACAAAAGACTATTTTCTCCCTATTCCTCTTGGTTGCGTTCTTTGGAGCGAAGCACTGGCTGTCAGTAACGCAGCCCGACTCGCAGGGGTGCGACACCGCCAAGTCGATCGGCGGCTGGCAGGAATGTCGCTTGGTCGATAGGACGGCGTGGTTTGTCGGGTTGCGAGGCTGTGACGGACGCGACGCGCACCTCTACACAGTGACGGGGAAACTCGCCACGGGTGCGGACGCCGAAGCCGTCGTCTGCTGCGGTGCCGTGTTCAAGGGTTGCACCATCCGGGCCGCGCACTAGGAGAACATCCGATGTCTTTCAAGCTATTCGAGGACGCCTACAACAAAGCCCGCGACGAGTTCTACTCGCACGTCCGCCCAGAACACAGAGCACTGGCGGAGCGGAAGGAGCGGATCACCAAGGCCGAGCTGCCCGAGACGATGAACTCGTACGAGCGGCGCATCATCGAACCGAACCTTGCCAACGACATCCTGATGGAGCGGGCCGAATACTGCATGGGCCAAGCGGGTCGGGAACTTGGGACGTTCGAGTGCCCGCGCCATTACAACGACGCAGTAGAGCGGCTCTACGCACCGCTACTGGTGAAGCGGCTGCGGGAAGCTGAGACGGAGATCGCACGGCTCAAAGAGGCGTTGCTATGCTCAAAATGAAACGCCGAGGCCCGACCAACTGGTGCCACTTGTGCAAGGGGTCTTCGCTTGTGACCGTTGACGTCCATTTCGATGATTTCGACGCGGATAACCGAGGTCCGGGACAGAAAAAGCGAATCCGGTACATTCGGATTTGCGCCGGCTGCGCGGATCGGATCGGCGCGGTAGCCCGTGGCGCAGAGAAGTCTACCTCCCCCGAGCATTCGCCCCCGGCACCACCTCCATAGCCCCGCCGCCCAGGCGCAAGCCCTCGTTCGCAATCCACAACGCCATGAGCCTGTCGCCGACGTGTCCTGTTGGGTCGTAGGCCATCATCTCGTCGACCAGCTTGAGGTACTCGGCAGGCTGCTCGACGCCGGGCGTATTGGGGAATAGCCAGATGCCGCAAGCCATCTCGGTGCCGAGCGCCTCGACACCGAAGCGCGGGTCGTACTTGTTCTGCGCCGAAGTGTCGAACGAGCGGACGGGGATCGGGTCTTCGCTGGACTGCTGCGGGAGCAGGTCTTCGAGTCCCTCCATTCCGATCCAACCCGAGGACTGCGACTGCTTTCCCGGCTCCTTGCAGTAGTCGACGATATAAATCTGCGCCGCGTTCGACTCGACCCACGGAATGGCCGGGTGGAATCGCCTACGCATCTCGCGGATCTCGGAGACGATTTCCGGTCCGTGCCAGCGGCCCGATCGGATCTGAAGGATGCGCTTCCGCCCGTTGTGGAGCTGCCCGACCACGCACAGGATCGACTCGTCCGTCTTGCGGCGGGAGCTGGGCCGCTTGGTGGCGAGGTCCACACCGATGGCGATCTGTCGGAATGTCTCGCCGTGAGCCGAGCCGAGGTTGATGGGCCACGGGAGCCCGAGGCCGCACCGCTCGGCTTCGTCTATCCAGGCGCGCTTCCAGGTCACCGACGCATCGTCGATGGCCACGCACTCGTAGTTGCGGTCCCAGAAGACCCGGTCCTTGCCGAACTTCTCTCGGACTTTGAGGATGCGCTCCAGCGGCCACTGCTCGGGCCACAGCGGCACCATCTTGCCGTTCACCTCGGACCAGATCGGGTAGCGCTTGGTGACCCACCCCCGCTCCTCTTGCAGCCGGTGCATGAGGTCGCGCGGATGCCAGGCGTTCGAGATGAAGACCACCTGCCCGCGCCGAGTCAGACGCGAGATGTAGGTGTCCTTGTAGAATTGGTACCACTCGTCGCGGGTCTGCTCGTTCCGAGTGTTCGACCGGTCGAGGATGTCGTCGAAGATGAGGAGGTCGACGCGGTTACCGACGATCGGGGCCTTGAACTGGTACGCCTGGACCGTGGGGTTCTTTCCGTCGTACCCGAGCACTCGGAGCGTGTGAGCGTTGCTGCCGATGATGACGATGTGCGGGAATACCTCGCGGTACGCCGCAGACGACATCACGTTGACGATGGCGCCGAGGATCTGAGCCGCTTTCTCCTTCGTCTTCGACGCGATGACGACGCGGATGGACGGGTCCATGCCGATCTCCCACGCGACGTAGGAGATGAGCTGGATCGTCTTGCCGATCTCGGCACTCCCCCAGATGATGAGCTGGTCGTGGAGCGCCAGCAGCTTGTGCCACTCGTGGTGGAAGTCGGCGAGCTTGAGCGGCTGCCCAGACTCATCGCGCATCACGTAGGACGTGAACGCAGCAGACGACCGCCGAGCGGCCACAACGTGCGCGGCCTTGAGCTGAGCCACCGTCTCGTGGAGCTTGCGGATCTGGTCTTTGGTGAGGGCGCGAGTCATGGCGTCTCGGCAGCATAGCCGCCGGGCCGAGGCACGTCACTGAACAAACGATCGGGATTGCTTCCGAGGCGGCGCAGTGAGAAAACGAAAGGTGGAGGTCAAAAAATGTCTGAGAGAGGTTTTAGCATTGAGCAACTACTGACCATGGAACCGGGTTCAACCGTTTTGACGCGCCAGGGGTTGAACGTCATTCAGAACGTGACGAGCTCCTCGCAGATTTCCCATGGGGTTGCTCGCTCTGAGGTTGCTCAATTTGCTGACGGAAAATTCCAAGTGGCGAAATACTGGGTAATTTTCGGAGAAACTGGCGTGATGATGCACTCCTTCCTGCACTTGCATGTTCTGGATGCGGGGAACCTCAAAGAAATCCCCGCGCCCATCCGCGTGGAGACGTAGTAGACCATGCCAAAAAACGGCAAAATCCTAGAAATCGCGTTCTCCGTCGTCATCCCCATCGTCGCCACGTTTGGCGGCTACGCGGTGGGACTCCAGAAGGGACGCGACGACATGTGCCTGGTGGCGCGCGAGTGCGAACCCGGTTTCTCGGCCAAGTTCGTGAGCCCCGGCTGCCTGTGCGTGCCGAAGGCGGTGCGAAGGTGACGCCGGACCTAGACGACTCGCTCTCAATGCCCGACGCGGCGCGCATC